TGTTCTTAATATATTCTAATCCCTGTAGCTTTGCCCGACCTAGCAAATAATGGATTGAACTCTCTCCATACAAGATAGCCTAAAGCATCAGCCATGTGATCATATCCAGAATCTTTATCTGGTTCTCCTTTTTCTGTGTATGACTGTAGTTCCATTGACTCAATTACCCTTCTGCAACTGGCATGGATTTGTAAACGGCTTTCCCCTTTGCCGTTACATAATAAAGCCTGTACGGAAGAGATCCTGTCTCTAACTGGGGGGTTTGAACGTGGGCTTTGATTGCTGAAGCCATAGCCTTGCAAGATTTGAATATCTGTTTGGCTTGCATTAGTACTTCTGTTGCCTCCACTTGCATCTGGGTATATGTAAATCTTGTTCATAGGATATCTGGCTTTGATCTCTTGAGCAATGCTATCGGTGTCGTGAGCCTTAGAAATCTCATCAAATATTAACAATTTTTGATTTTGGACAATACCAATTACTGCGTTCATGTTGCCTATGTTGAAATCAAGCCCAATTCTTAATGGTTCAAGACCTATATCAGGTTTGACAGTAACAACATTGTTTTCTCTGGTAAAGCGATCATATACCTGACCAGTAGTAAGGTTAATAAATTCTCCATTGAGATAGGCTTGCAACATACTAGGGTCGTAATTTGCTTGCATACGTTCAATAAAGTCATCAGGCAAATGTGGATTATCCTGAGTCCTCATCTTAATTAGCTGCCTATCTGTTCTCTCCTTTGCTTCATCTGTACCAAAGGTGTTATATAACCACCTAAATCCTTCTGGTGTACTGGCTGCACAAAACTGACGAACATTACCAGCCCTTAACCTACCAAGTATTTTGGGGAAGGCTTTATCTGCAATAGCTGGAGATACAACATCTATTTCATCAACAAGTACATGGCTTAAGTTCAGACCAATAATTCTTGACCAGTTTTCAAAGGATCTGCATAATAATTTGCTGTCACCTTCTTTAAAGTGCAAAGTATATTCTGGAAGCGGACTAGCTCTAAAAGTATATGGGATCTCATACTGTTCAAGGAACATTTCAAAGTCTGTTTGCCAGATGTCCCTAATCAGTGGGGCAGTTGGTTCCATAACAGCACCAATAAATCCTATATTCATAGCTGCCAGCTTAACTGCCATACTGCACAAAGCTCTTGTTTTACCAGCACCATACCCTGCACTAAGTCCTACTATTTCATTCTGGTTATCAAAGAACTGTTGCTGTGCCTCATGCAAATCGCCCCTGATCCTATCTAATAAATCATCAGTATCAATATCAACGTAGTGACTACCTATGTGATCTAATACTGATCCCTCTCTGTTCAGTATGCTCAAGACATCACCTGACCGACCTTTGCCATTGAGTTTATACAGCCTAAAGCCACTGTAAGCTGCCCTGATTTTCTAGCCTCTTTTGCCAGTGATGCGTATTGAGCTAATACTTCAGCAGTAAATTGCCTCCTGTCAATATCAAAGTCTTGCTTGAGAATCTCCCTTGCATCTGAGATATAGCTATCTACAGTCCTTTGAGTTACACCCCACTCATTTGCAGCAAATTGTAGTATATCTGATCTAACAGTACCAACAGACATAAGTTTAGCTACTTTGTTCACTCTGAACTCATGCTCATTCTTGCTAGTTCTGCCGTTGGCCACTATAGAAATATAATTTTAATTATTCTAAATGTAGCGTCAATCAATAGTTTTTGTCGATTTTATAAATTTTCCCTTTGCCATTCTTGTCTAATTTCTAAACCTTCTCTCTCTGCATTTTCAAAAAACCCTTTATTACCTTTATCTCTTTGATCAATAGCAAATGATATAAGTTTCACGATATTTTTTAATTCTGTACTATAAATATCTTTATGTGTAAGATTATTTTTTTCTAAAAAATTCCAGAAATCTCTAAGCCAAATGTCTGTTTTTTGATGATTAAGCTTTTCTGCTTCGTTATTTTGAACTCTTAAAGCTTCTTGTACTAAAGAATTTATACAAGTTAAAGAAATCTTTTCAAAAGAAAGCTGTTGTTGTTTTGTTAATTTAGTCATGGTTTTTGTTTTTCCCAGTTGCGAATAAGTAGTAAGAGTTCATCAATTCTTTTTCTTGCATTAGCAATGCGGTCATTATTGAACTTGTCGTAGTCTTTGTTTTTCATAGTTATGGCCTATAAAACTCACCATAAAGCTGTTTGCCTTTTATATCTCTGGCTTCAATGGCTTTTTCTAGTGTAGGAAAAGAACCTAGTGAGTGACTTTTCTTTTGTTGACTTATACAAACATAGTAAGGATTTAAAGATTGACTAGGCATAAAAGTAATTGATTTATGACCAGATGAATTATTAGAACCAATTTTTCTGTTACTACTGTTTTGTTGAATTGTAGCTTTTCTTAAATTATGGAAAGCATTGTTTCCAGTATTACCATCTTTATGGTCTATCTCATAAGGATAAGGATCTTTTGTTGTAACTAACAGCCAAGCAAGCCTGTGAGCAGCATACCCTTTGCCATTAATGGTTATATAAACATAACCTTTTTTTGTAACCCTACCAGCAATAGAACCAGCTTTTTTGTTTGATTTTTTTATCTTCCAAGTAAAGGCACCAGTAATGATGTTGTAGTTTAAAAGTTCTTTTATTAATTTAAAAGGTGGAAGTTTTTTAGCTCTACAAAACATTTCTTTTAGCCCATCTCTTTTTTTGCCCAGCCGCTACAGCTAAATCATATCCACCATCAAGAATGGCTTGTTTTGTTTTTTCTGGGTAATACATATATCTCTGAAAGTAATGATCTCCAGTAACAAAGTGTATTCCTTCTTTTAGAACACCTTTTCTTCTATATTTATGAATCGTATGAGAAGAAATACCAATTATTTTTTCTGTTTCCATGCCGTTGTATAAACTTTTTTCTGCAAAATGTTCTTTAGTTCTCATGTTTAAGTATTTTGAATAATCAGT